AGCCTCAAACGCTGCCCTTACTTGCTCAGCGACCGCCGTAGCGCTTGCGAATGTAGTGCCAAAAGAATTAACCTGCACCCGTGCAAAGTCTGTACGGCTGTGGCTAGTGTTGGTTGGGCTAGTAATTATGCTAACAAGGTTGTAACTTATTGCAGGAAAAGCAGACTCTTGCGGAATGCGCAAGGGGTTTAAGCGTGTACTAACTAACGCCGTGAGCGCTGAGTAATTGCTGAGGATGTTATAGGCTATTTTAATGGGGGCGCTCATGCTATCGCGTCTGGTGTAAGTTTATCAAAGACATGCGAATATAACTTAACTGCTTCGTGTATTGATATAAACTCGGGCTCCTCCCATGGAAAAGTTAACAAGCGTTTCGGCTCGATGGGTTTTTTTAGGTGTGGTGCCATAGTTGTGGCAACGGCCCAGCGTGTAATTTCCCACTGATTGCGATAAGCTTGCGTCTGTGCCTCACGCATTCCCTCAAGTTTTAAGCGCCAATAACGCGGGGTGCATTTCCAAAATTGAGCCTCAGTTAAACCTAACTCCCCATAACTGATGCGCTCAACTTTACGCCAAGTTAACGGAGCGCTGTCGCCCTTGGCTTTTACTTTCCCTCGGGTTCGTCGGTTGCGAAAAAGTCTGTAACGGCTTGTGTAAAAGCGTCAAGTGCTGGCGATAGTTCGCTAAACTTTGTAATGGCTGCGCCTAGTTTTTGAACAGATGCGAATGGTGTCTTTTCGCCCTGGGCTTCGTAGCCCTCAACGATTCCGTAAAATGCGCAGGCTAGCGCAAAGTCCATAGATTTAGCCAGGTCCTTTTGCATGTTTAGATCTGCAAACGATTCCATGCCTGCAAGCTGCATAACATTGCGCAGCGAATTCATGTTAAACAAAAGGGGGTGCTGAACACCCCCTATTTTAATTTCTGTGCTCATGGCACAAATATAATAGTATTAAGCAACTGTGCCAATAGTCAAAGCGCCAGTACCTTGCAATGTGCCGGTGAAAGTTGCTTTGTCGTTATTGGGTGCGCTCAATGACAAGCTGCTAAAAAATGCGGCGCCAGTTAATTTTTGATCGCCTGTGCTGTTTGTGGTCATTACAACAGTTACAGAAGTGCCAGCCAAAAGGTCGGTTAAAATGTCTTTGAATGATTGCCCGCTAGCGCTTACGCTTGCATCTTCTTCAAAGATACCTTCGACGTTCAACGTGTAGCCATACTCGCCAGCGATAAACTCTTTAGCGCCTGCGCTGTCCTTGTTGGTAACGTCGATCATGTCCTTAGAAATGTCGATAGAGTGAGAAGTCGCGTTAGCGATTTTGGTCAATGTGCCTGCTACATCTTTATAGATGCTTATCAGGGTGCCGTTTACTGGTCCAGTAGTTGCCATGGTTATTTGTATATTAAGTTATTTTTCTTTGCTAAGTCGGCTAGGATTCCATCCACGCCTTTTAAAATTTCTTCAGTTACTGCGTTTGCGTTTTGATCTAGTGCCGGGCGCATGAATGGATGCGGCGTTAAACTGCCTGTATAGCGTCCGTTCTTTTGAATCCTTGGCGCTGTGCCATACTCAAACATAACACCCAGGTAAGCGTTGTAGTATTCACGACGCAAACCAATTAGCGCTTTGTCTAAGTTAGTGCTGTCCTTGCTTGTAATGAATCCAATAGAATCGCGCAGGTCGCCCGTGTTAACCGGTGCCAAAGTGCGGGCTGTGTTAATAATGCGCTGGCTGCTTTGGCGAATAACTTTCTGCAGCTTAGGGGTTTTTATATTTTTACCCATAGCCTGCAAGGAATTTATTACCTCAGCCATTCCAGTTATATTAGTTTCAGCCATTACAGTGTAACCTCAGTTTGTAGTTTCAAATATAAATTGCGCTGTAGGTTGGCAATGTTAACAATGTTGTGCGCTATGCCATTCTCAACAACGCGATGCTTAACGCTTATGTCACCGTTATAACGCACTGTGTAATTAACAATTTGTTTGTGTTCGCGTCTGTCGGCGTTCACGTTTTCGTTACCGCTTTCAGCTTCTACACGCTGCGCCCAGGCGGTTGCGTATTCGGTCCACGTTTGCAATTTCTCCCCGGTGTTTGCGTCTGTTGTTTCGGTGTAGCTTTGCAAGCTCACGAGCACATCCATTAACCCTGCATTCATTAGATCATGATTTGGATTTTGTACGGGTCCAAAAGGTAATGGAAACCTAAACTCATTTCTGTTTGAATGGTTCCCGTTACAATGGCCTGTCTGTTATCGTAGTATTGAGCCACCAATAAAAGGGCCGCGTGCTTAATAGTTGCAGGAAAAATTGTATCGGGGTCAACGGATGCCGTGCCAACCGGGTTAAACCCTTCTGTAATCTCAACAATGTACTTAATTGTGTCGTCAGTAATAGAGCTCGGCGCATCTTCAAAGAAAATATTGCGGCTATAGCTGCCCATTGGATCAGGTGAAACCAACCACGAGGCTGAATCAAATGCAATAACGGCTTGTGAATCGTTTACATAACTCACAGAAACAACAGACAAGCAGCGCGTGTTTAAGCGCAGATAATTACCGCTAGGTATATTGAGACCATTAACGGGATTAACGAGCGCAGGAGAGCCTGTATAAGCGTCAAAACCATACTTGGCAGTTCCTTTGCGTATAGAGTAACCCAAATAATTGCTGCAGGCTTCGATTGCCATAGAGATCAGCCCCGAAATATAGGTGTCATCTGATGACGATGTAACACGCAAATGGCTCTTAGCATCCGCTAAACTTAGATAGTCGGTTGCAACATTTGCAAAGGCGGTATAACGGCGGCTGATAAACATTTTATTCGGCGTCTAGTTCGGTTTCAGGGTTCACTGGTTTTGCCTTCTTTTTGGTTGGCGTCAATACTGCAATCTCTTCAGCAACTCCAGCTTCGATTAAAAGCATGGCCTGCTTGGTTTCCAAAATTACTTCTTCGCCTACATTGTAAGACAAATTAAATTGGCCTGTAGGGTTTGCTGTAAATCTCACTTTCATATTGGCCCAGGGGCAGTGCAGTCAAGACCACCCCTAGCACTCGGAACTTTTACGCCCCCGAGCGGGCAGGATATTAGGCTACGATGTCCTTACAAACTGCAAAGGCAGCAGGCTGCAACAAGTTGCAATCTAAGTAAGCATTCAATACAACGTTAGTCAAGCCAGCAGTTGCGCCGCTATAAGGGTCAACTGTCAACTCCATACCACCCCAAGAGGCGATTGCCATTTTAGAGAAATCTCCGAAGATCATGGCAGACAATGTGCTGCTAGAACCTTTAGACAAGTTAGAAGGCACCAAAGTTGAAGTAGCAACTGGGTAGCCGTTCAAGTCCATACCACCTGCAGGCCAGATGAAGTTACCTTCTACACCAGAAGTTTGGCGTGGAATAGTCTGCAAAGCAGCTTTAACCTTTGGGTTAGTCAAGTAAGCAACACCGTCACCGTTGGCGTTTTCTACCGCTTTCATCAAGTTAACAACATCGGCCCAAACTGGAGCGATACCGTTAGCGTTTGTAGCGTTAGAAGTTGCACCACCTGCAAAAGTAACGTTTACGTTTGCGTTGGCAATAATACCGGTAGGCTCGTTAGATCCACCGCCCTTAATAGCAGCAGTTTCCAAAGATTGAGCCATAGCATTCAACAACCAGTTGCGCACGTAGGCGTCAATAGAGTTGCTAGATTGCAACATCAACTGGTTAGAAACCTGAATGTAAGCAGCCAAACGCTTAGGGCTGAAAGTGATTTTAGAAAACGCAGGGCTCTTTTCAGTAGCAGATCCGTTTTCAGTATTCCAACCTGCAGAAGGTACAGTGCTAGCAGTAGGCATATCCAAGTTGCCAACCAATCCGCTCAACTGCTGAACACCCAAACCGCGCAATACAGTCTTAGGAAGCAACACGTCGATAATAGAACCAACAGAAGTTTGAACGTTTACACCACCCTCAGAACCTGAAGTACCGCCAGTTACTGACATGTCACGCTTGAAAACTTCAGAAGGGATTTTCATAGAGTGAGCGCTAACGCTTACACCGCTACGCTGGTACTCGCTAGAAGCCAAGGCTGAAAACTCACCCTCAACACCTTCACGACGGCCAGAGATAGCCATGTCAATGGCACGCTTGAAACTGTACTCTTTAGCCATTTCTGACTTTTCTTTTTCTTCTGAACGGCTAGCAGTGTGGCCAGCGGCTTGGGCTGCAAGGTTTTGCAACTTTTCCAAGGTTTCAACCTCAGCTTTGATCGCACCCAAACGGGCTTCGATTTCGCTCAAACGGTTGGTTTCAGTGTCAGCCATAGAACGCGCTTCGCGCTCGATGGTTGTTTGCAAGGTAGACAATTCGCCGAGCAAACGTCCACGCTCTTCTTTTAGGGCTTTGATTTTATTCATGGTTTTAATTTTGTTTTATAAGTTTTCGTATCTAAGCAGCGCCAATTTCAAAACATCGGCAGCCGCTTGGCTTCTTTTGGCTTCTTCAATTTCACGCTCTTGATCACGCAAGGCAACAACGCTGCGAGCGTCGGCTTCCGTGTCAGCATAAGCGGGATAAGTAACTGGGCTCACGTCGTACAGATCCTCGATCATTGTGATTGTGCGCTTGCCCATGCTTCCGTATTTGGTAGACTCTGACCACTTCTGTTCTTTGATCGTGAAAGCAAATGAGCTCTGCGTAATATCTCCGCGCATGATAGAACGAACGACAGACATGTGCGTGGGGTTCTCGTAGTCTGGCACCCAAGTGTATTCTAAATTACCGTCAGCGTTTACAAACACATTGCAAGTGCTTGCTTTTGTACGGCCCAGAATTAACTCGGCTTCATGGTTAAACAAACAGCGAATGTCGTACTCTTTATTCAAAGCATTGTCAAACGCACCGCGCTCAATTACCTCTTCAAAATATCCCAAATCGGTAACGCTATTAATAACGGCGGCAATGCCTCCGATTTCTTTCGGCATGTTCTCGCCTTCTGATCTGGCTATAACGGTGCCCGTAAATGTGCGCCTTTCTTGTTTCATTAGATTACTTCTGTGTTATTAGTTCCCTCTGGGTTGTTGTTCTTATCGGCTGTGCTCATTAGCTGCTCAATTTTGGCATCCATGTAAGCATCTATTTTACTTGACGGCATTAGGTTTGATTCGATTAGGTATTCGTCGCCGCCATCAAATCCGTTAGCGTCCTCAAACCTGCGCGCCTCATTTCTAGAGAGCCAACCGCCGCGGATGCCCTTGTTATAATAATCTGCTCGCTCGTTGGCGGATGCTCTAAGCAGCGAATTAAAGTTAAATTTAAAGTAATAAGTTAGTTTGTCGTTTTCTGTTAACAGCTTGCGGGCCAATTCCTGCTCGATGTTAATGGCATAAGATGCCAAAGTGCGAGCGTAAAAGTCCTGGTATTCCTGCTCAACGCTAGACTTGATGCCATCCTTTGCGCCAATCATAGAAGCGGGCACCCCGAAAATGCGGGCAATTTCTTCTGCAGAAAATTTGCGAGTCTCTAAATACTGCGCCTCTTCAGGTGACAGGCTTAGCTTTTCCATCTTGATGCCGTTAGGCAAAACAGTGGAACGGCTTGCCCCATCTATCACATCGTCTAAAGATTTCTTTAATGGGGTTGCTTGCTCAGGCTTAATTTGTGCGTCGGATGTTAACAAGAATTTCAAAACGCCGTTTTTATAAACGCCAGCGCTTTGGCTAATTGCTGCTAGATCTATGCCCAAGGTTTCGGCGTGCACCACGATAGGCGACAAACCGACTAGGGGATTATCCCCGCAAAGACCTTTAAAGTGCAACATGTCGGAAGCGGGCACCATGCCCGGGATTCCTTTTTGATTCACCTTGTAGAACAGTTGGCCATCTTGCATTACCGGTGTAACGTAATCAGGCGCAATCGGGTGCAACTCGATGCCAAGGTAGCGAGCATCGCGGTTAATGAATGCGTAAGCGTTACCCTTTAGCGCCAAGTGACTTACCATGTATTTGGTAAAATCGTATTTGGTTTGATAGGCGTTAGGCTCGTTAACCAATGCAGTGGCGTAGTGAACCACGACCTGCTCGCGGTTAGTGCCGTCGTCTTTGTAGAGCTTTAGAGAAAGCCCCGCAATACCGTCTGCAATAACTCTAACGCACGCGTGCACTGACGCGATAGATAAAGCCGTGCGATCGTTAACAGCTTGGCCGCTTTTTGTTTGGTATCCAAAAACATTTTGTAAAGTATTTATAAGCCAATCCGTTGGCTGCGATAGACTAGATCGCTTTTCCTTTCTTGGCTGCCAGAATCTTAAATTCATCGGGTGCAAATTACAACTAGGTTAAATTTTATGTGTTAACAAATCTTATTTATTCCGTCCTTGGCTTAGCCATCTAGAAAGTGCTGCACGAAATACATCATAGTTTTTATAACGCCTCACGCCAAACTTGCCAAAATACTTTTCCTCTGTGGCGTTGTAAGCATCCTCGTAGGTCCGATATTTCGGGAGGTTGTTGTAATAAACTTGCATGTAGTCGTCTAGAAATTTCATAAGCTAACAAACCAAAAATCTGTATTTTTTTCTTTGGCAGCATCTTGCATGGCCGTGCCTATTGCCATCACTAACGAAACAGGGCCGTCGACTTTATCGCCGCTCTTTGCTTTGTTGATCTTAATGTTTCCCGCTGGGTCCTGCATCAGCAGAATGTTGCCCATCATCCAACGAGTGACCGGGTTGCCTGCGTGGCGTAGCATGTTATCTTTTACAAGCCGCTCCATCTCTTTGGTGGGTGCCGACATTGAAACAAACCCCTGGCCAAAAGGAAACATGGCAAGCCCTTCGTTTTGCAATTCGATTACAAGCTGCGACGCATTGAATCGGTCGAAGGCTATGTCTTTAATATCGTAACGCTGCGCCAGTTCAATGATGCGGGCTTTGATGAAAGCGTAATCTGTAACGTTGCCCTCGGTTAATTCTATAAAGCCATCGGCTGCCCATTGGCGAATCGATGCCCCGGCTGCGTCCTTGCGTTTGTATGCACTTTCAGCAGGAAGCCAATACCAGGTTCGCACTGCGTTAAGGCTTGGGAAGAAAAGCGAGAAAGCGCAAAAGTCGCCGGTGCTTGCTAAGTCTAAACCGCCGTAGCAAAGCTCGCCCTCTAGGTCGTCGTCGCCGTCGCATAGTTTCCAAAGGCTGTCACTAATCCAAGTCTGGGCTGTATCTGTCCAAACGTTTAGCAGCTTGGTTTTAAACTCAACCTCTTTATGCACAAACTCTTTGGCCTCTGTAAGCGCTTGCTCTAATTGCCGAGGGTAAACTGAAATCCCCCAGTTAGGATTTGCTTTGGCCCACACTGCAGGGTCGGTCCAGTCGTCGCCTTCATCCAGTGTATAGATCACAGAAAAAAGCGCATCGTCTTTAATTGCACCGTTTAAAACATTGGCACAATACTGCCGATGCTTATAGCAGGGTGCCTCACGATTAAAGCCTGCCGTTGTAATTGTAAACAGCAAAGGCTGGCGCCTTGCACCCATTGAGTTACGAATTACATTATAAAGCTCGTCGTTTGGGTGGGCGTGGTATTCGTCGATGCAGCAAAAGTGCGCATTGAGTCCGTCCTGTTTGCCCGGGTTCCATTCGAGCGGTTTGTAAATAGATTGCCCATAAAGAATGCGGCGGTTATTAACAGAGTTGTTAACAGTCAGCGCTTCATTTAGCCAGGGCAGATTTTGACAAACCCGCACAGATTCACCAAACACCATCATAGCCTGATCTAACTTTGTGGCTGCGCTGTAAACCTGAGCCGCTGGCTCGTCATCCGCAATAAGACCGTAAAGCATAACG